GGCTCAGAAGGCCCAGCCACTCAGCTCGTCCAGGCTGTTGTAAAGGCCCCCGAGACTGGCAAGTTCGACGCAGCCACCGATAAGGCAGTCAAGGACTGGCAGTCCAAGAACGGTCTTAAGGCAGATGGTATCGTAGGACCCACCACTTGGAAGAAGATGTTTGGCTGATTGGAGTAATCAATGGCCGTAAGAATTCAATTCCGTCGGGGAACTTCGACGGAATGGTCATCTGCTAACCCCGTACTCGCTGAGGGCGAGTTGGGGTTTGAAAGTGATACAAAAGTAATCAAATTTGGTGACGGTGCTACAGCGTGGAACACCCTTCCAGTCGCAGCAGCTGGTGATATTACGGCTGTTATCGCTGGTACTGGTCTTCTTGGTGGTGCTACATCTGGCCAGGCAACGTTGACTATTGACCCGTCATACGTTATCACCGCTGCCTCGATTGACTCTCCCGGTGACCTGATCGTTGGTGCTGGCCCAGACACCTACGCCAGACTTCCAGTGGGGGCAAACGGATCAGTGTTGGTTGCCGACTCATCCCAGTCAGTCGGAGTGCGGTGGGCAGCTGCTTCGTCCAGCAGCGGTGCAGTTGTTCCTACTGCAACCATTCTTCCATTTGCAGGAACTGCCACTAGTGGCGTAGAGCTAGCCGGTGGGTTTTTCCTGTGTGATGGATCGGCTATTTCAAGGTCTGTGTATTCAGCATTGTTTAACGTGATAGGCACTACCTATGGTCCTGGTAACGGTGCTTCTACATTCAACTTGCCAGACCTACGTGGTCGGGTTCCCGTAGGACTTAAGCCTGGAGATACCGGTACGGACAACTTTAGCGCCCTGGCCTCAGCAGTTGGTTCCTCTTCAACAACATTAGACAGCACAAAGGTGCCCAAGCATTCGCACAGCGTCTCTTTTGACAGCGGGTCTGGTTCACATGACCACGCTAATATCACCACTGGTTCAGATAGTCATTCACACAGCGTTAGCATCACGTCATCAGGTAGTACCCATACCCATACATTTGGGACTGCGTCTATTAACCCAGCTGCTAACGGTTTCTACTCTGCCCCATCGGTAGCCAATAGTGGATCAACATCGACTAATTCTGGAGAAGGCTCACACACTCATGGCGGCAGTGTTACTGGTGGTGTGCACTCCCACACGTTTAGCATTAGCAGTAGCGGTGGGCACTCACATGCCGGAACCATTACAGATAGTTTGAGCGCTACTGTAGCAATATCTAATGTCCAGCCTTCATTGGTGATTAATTACATAATTAAAACCTGATTATGGCTGTTGAGGACATCCCTCCCCGTAGGAGTGGTCTCGGTAAACGTTTAGGAGAAATACTTGCGAATGCCCCCGCGGTAGGACCACGCACCGAGTCAGTTATCTTTGGTGGCGAGGTAACTGCAACACCGGAAGAGGTAAAGGAGTCTCTTACATACGTAACCGGTGAGGCTGAGGAAGCAGGCACCCCGTCTATTCCCACACCGGATTCAGTGTTTCCGGAACCCGATTACACACTAGACCATATCAGGCAATCTACAGGTAGCCTGCGCGCTGTTAAGCGTCCTGATCTCTACGACGACTTCTATGGTCGAGCTCGAAACCGTGAGTCAACACGTGTCTATGGAATGCAGTGGATACCCACATTTGCTAATGAAGATATCGTAATGGGAGATCTACTGGTGGCGTTTGCACGTGCTACTGGAATAAACGGCGGAAGCATATATGTTTATGTAAACGTTTCTCAAGAACAATGGCTATACATTCGCCATGAGTGTGAGTCGTTTGGTAAGGAAATAAGTAAGTTAAGCCATTACCACGTATTCTCAACTGACGATAGGCTAAAGTACGAAGCGATCCACGCAAAAACCGACGGCGGAAAACCGTGGACACTTTGGATATGGGACGACTCGGCAAAATGGTCATCAGGTCGTCAGCCAAACGAGTCTGCAAACTGGGACCCCTCGCTGGCGCGCGGCGGTGGAGGTGGTGGCCGACGTGTTGGTGGTGCTGAGGCAACCAAGAAGGCACGTGAGGCAAGTAAAGCTGGTCGTAGAGAAGCTAGGGAAGAACGCCGTAGATCACAGGGAAGATAATGAACAATTTATATGTGTTTAAAAAGGTTTATTGGATTGTCAAAAACACCGGTAAAAAAGGAGAACCATTAGTTGCTTCTGGCTTTATGCGTCAAACAGCACCGCCATGGCTCACCGGTAACGGAATCCAGTTCCGCTTTGGCAAGTACTCGCTACAGGTTGGAATCTGCGGTAATCCACAAAAACTAGATGACAAAGACGGGTTGCTGTACGCTATGCAGGGACGCGTGATGGATATAGAAGTTGAAAAAATTGGAGAATGGTGATGGGTATCTTTAAACAAAAGCAACCAATGCTTAATGGTTCTACCCTTCCCAGGGTCTCTAAACTGTCGGATTCAGAACTATCCTCATGGTTTAGCGTTGGCGTTATGGAGGTTGGGTTACGTTTTGATTTGTGGAAGCACCACGATGACCCGATGGAAGAAGTCGACACCGCAATGACCGCGCTTACTGAGATGTGGGCAGAAATTAAGGCTCGGGAAAATGGACGACACAATAATTGATGAACCCACAGAACAAGAAAATGAAAACCAAATAGATGAAGACAACGAGCTTGATGAAACTTCGGCAGAGTTTGTTGATCACCTTGTACTAAAACTCATCCTATTTACAGAGGAATTTTGTAACATCACATTATTCCCGTATCAGATTCCTATTGCCTACCGCATTATTGAATCTATTGTGATCGGTGACGGTGAAGAATTAACCCTGGTTGCAACCCGTCAGTCAGGTAAGTCTGAGGTCCTATCTAACGTCATGGCATCCATGATGGTCATTCTTCCAAAGCTAGCCAAGGTCTACCCAACATGGTTGGGAAAGTTTGAGAAAGGTTTCTGGTGCGGTGTATTTGCCCCCGTAGAAGACCAGGCTGACACGGTATTTAGTCGCATTGTTAACAAGTTAACTAGCGATCACGCTATGGACTTTCTTCTTGATCCAGAGATCGATGACAAGCCAGCCGCCGGAGGCTCTCGTGGTAAGGGTCGCCTTATCAGTCTCAAACATTCGGGGTCCCTGTGCCGTATGCAGACCTGTAACCCCAAGGCAAAGATCGAATCCAAGACCTACCACTTTGTACTAATTGACGAGGCCCAGGAAGCCGACGAGTTCATGATTACTAAGTCAATTAAGCCAATGTTGGCGTTCAATAACGGTTCAATTGTTCTTACTGGTACCGCCACACGAAACAAGTCTTACTTCTACAAGATGATCCAGTACAACAAAAGACGGGATATCAACGGGAAGCGTAACCACCGACAGTCCCACTTTGAGTACGACTGGAAAACCGCATCGAAGTACAACCCTAACTACGCGAAATTCATTGCAAAAGAAAAAGTAAGAATCGGTGAAGATTCTGACGAGTTTCAGATGTCCTATTGCAACAAGTGGATTCTCGAAAAGGGAATGTTTGTAACCGACGAGAAGCTGGGGCAGCTGTACGACCCGTCAATGCCCCTAGTAAAACAATGGTGGCGCACCCCGATAGTCGCAGGTATCGACGTAGCTAGAACCAATGACTCCACCGTCGTTACCGCCGTGTGGGTGGATTGGGATCATCCAGATGGATTCGGATTCTACGAACACCGTATCCTTAACTGGTTAGAGATCAACAACACTGAATGGGAACAGCAGTACTTTGAGATGGTTGACTTTCTACGCAACTATGATGTGTACAGAATTGGTGTGGATGCCCAGGGTGTGGGTGGTGCCGTGGCAGAGCGCCTTCAGATTCTGATGCCTCAAATAGAAGTATCTGCCGTTTCGTCAGATGCAAAGGCCCAAAACGAACGGTGGGTACACCTCACTGAACTTATACAACGTAATCAATTAGTTGTGCCAGGTCACTCTAAGGCGCGACGTACAAAGGTATGGAAGAAATTTAATCAGCAGATGTCAGACCTTGAAAAGGTGTACAGAGGTCCATACCTGTTGGCGGCAGCACCCGACGAAAAGGGTGCATTTGACGACTATCCAGACAGTCTGGCTATCGCCTGCTCACTGTCGGTAGCTGATACAATGCCCGTAGTAACAGTTAGCGAGTCACCATTCTTCGGACGGTGATTCAAAAAAGTGCTATCCTTTACATATAAATCCGTATTCCCTAGGAGGATACATGGCAGTAGCTCCAAACCCAATGTTCCCTGAGAAGGGAATGCCCATGTTCGAGCGTTCGATGGCTCCCAGCGTTCCCGGAAATAAGGGCCCACTCCGTTTCCAAGAAGGTGTCGCCAGCGATACTGACGTTCCCAACGATTTTGGTAAGGGTGCTTATGCAGACACTGCACCATCGCCACGTCGTATGAACCACAACAACCCAGAGATGTTCTACAAGTACTCTGAGGAGACCATGCGTGAGCGCGCTCATGTCGGTTCGGCCTCGTGGATTGAAGCACCCGCAATGCTTTCTGACTTCGTTCAGGGATCAATGTCTGGGGAAGCAATGCCACAGTTCGAGTATGTCTATGGCAGTGGTGGTCACATGAACCGTCCGAATATCGCGCGAGTTAACGACTGATAAATAAACACCACTTAGCACATTAAGGGAGGGCGCGAGCCCTCCCTTATGCTTTTCATACTTGACATGTTCTGGTACAGTTTTCTTCCGGTTCATAGGAGGAAGCAATGACTGTTAACGAACTACGACTAATTCGTGACTATCTGTCCAGAGTCCCAGTTCGTGGCTACGAGGATGAAGAGGTTCTAGTTCGCCTCATTAATAAGCTAGACACGCAAATAACACGCACAAACAAGAGCAAGAACAGCTATACTTCAAAGAGCGGCAAAGCTGCTTAACCGCAACACAAACGGGAGCATTAAATGGAGCAGGTACCATCTCTTCTAGATGACCTGACATCTCCGGTTAGTAACGGTCCTAAAACGGATTGTGGACTAACCAAGATCATGCAACAGATGGGCGCAGACGAAGCGCAGGCTTTAGAGCGTGCAGTTGAGATGATCCGAGAAGATGCAGGTTCTGGAAGATCAAAGGTGTATTCGGCACAATGGCTTACTGGAGTTCTTCGTAAGCACGGATACGACATCAGTTCAAGTACGGTTT